CCAGCCTGATTTAGCTTCTGCTTCAATAATAGAAGCCGCTGCTTTTAATTCTTCTGTATGAGATTGTAATAATTGTGTTTGTAAATCTGCTTTTAATCTATTCGCTAAATCTTTATCTTCTACCGCTTTATCAATAGTATTAAAAAGTATTTTAGCTATTGGAGCAATAGCACTTAACATTGGTAACATTATTTCTTTTTCTTTCTAGCAAGTTTGCCTTTTTTAAGTTTAAGTCCTTGTGAAGCTGGACCCTTTAATGGAGGTGGACCAAATCTTTTACCAGGCATTTCTGCTCTTAACTGTTCTTTACTTTTTAGCATTGTTTTGATTTAGTTTATCTCTCATTATATTTAATTTTTCTTTAGCAATATTTAATCTGTCATTAGATTGTTTATCTGCAACTTCAATTTCATGTTGTTGCATTAAAGTATCTACTTTAAATTTAGAAGCATCCATAGAAGCACCAATTGCATCTGCTTGTTGTTTTCTTTGTAAGTCCATTGCTCTTAAATCTAATTCTCTTTGTTTCAAAGCAACTAATGGATCTACTTTATTTTCTCCTGCAGCTTCTGCTTGTTGTAATTGTGCAGTAAGTTCTACAACTCGTTGTGCAATCATACCATTCATCTTGATTGTAAACATTTGTGGATTTTGTTTAGATAAAATTTTATCTGCTGGACTATTTGCTAAAGCTTCTACTACTTCTTGTGAAGCTTTTTGTGAAATATGTTCTGATATATGACCTTGTAATAAAGCATACACAGCAGGATTAATTTGTACCATTCTAGTTTTAATAAAAATAGAATGTGCCGCTATGTGTGCATCATGATCTTGTTGTGGAAATGCTTTAGGTAATTTCATTTGTAAAGCTTCTGTATTTTCCATAGCTGGGTCTTTTGGAATAATTGGAGGTTCTGGTTTTAATAATTCATCAATGTTATGAACTCCTAAAGATCTATAAACTCTTCTATAAGCTTCTCTAACATCATGTAAATCTGGGGCAGACAAAGCAACTCTTAATGTTTCATTAGCCAAAGTTACTCTTTGAGATAAAGAAAATATATTAGGATCTGCAACTGGGATAACATCTACTCTATCATCAAAATCTTTTACTTTAACAAATCTATCTGCATTAGCTACTGCATATGGATATACTGGTGGTAAATATGTTTTAAATATTTCTGCAAGTAATCTAAATTCATTCTTCATAGCATAGTAACATCTTTTATGAATAGCAGACATTACTCTTGAACCTCTTTCTAACAATGCAATTGTAGTTCCAACTGCTGCAGCTTGGTTTCCATCTCCAACTTGCATATCTGCAATAGTTGCAAATCTTTGTCCTGCTTCAACACAATAACCCATTAATTGATAAAGCACTGTGCTTGGTTCTTTGAAAGGTAATAATTGAAATTGATCTTTAATGTTTCCACCTGGTGCATCTACATCTCTAAACTCGCCTGGTTGAAAAGGTTGGTCGTCATCTCTAATTCTAAGTCCTCTAGCTTTAAATCCAGCTGGTAAGTTAGAAAGAGTTCCCGCATCTAATAATTGTCTTAATGCAGTTGTAGCAGATCTAGATAATCCACCGATCATATGAATTAATCCAAAACCATAAAATCCTAAACCTGGTAAAAATTTAAAATGAACAAAATAATCTTGTCTTGTTTTTAATGGATCCTCTTTATCCCAATTTCTATAAACAGATAAAATTTCTTGTGAACCTTCATCAATAGTTACAATGTATGGAACCTTAACATTTTTATCCATAGTATCATCTTGTTTAGATGGTAAAGCATATTCATCTAAGTCTAAATCAACGTGCATTTCTAAAATGCTATATTGATTGTCAGTATAAGCTGCAGGTTTGATTCCTTCTATTTGACTGTATTTCTTTTTAATATCACTAGGGTTTGGTTCAGTTGCCATTCTTAAATCTACTTGTCTATAGAATCCTGCTTTTTGATTTTTAATAACTTCATTCTCAGACATCTTAAGAACATGTGTAATTCTTTCACAATCTTTTAAATCAGTTGCATAATATGGAACTACTAAATCTTCTGATGGAACAAATTTAGATACTGCTCTTTGTAATACTTCATCAAAGTAAATTTTTTTAAATGCAGAACCTGATAAAGGTAAATAAAATAATAATTGATCAAAGTCTGGAGTATATTCTTCCATCTCTTCCATTAACATGAAGTTCATAAAATCTTCTACTCGTTGTGCTTGTTGTTCTGTTTCTAAAGTAGCGTCTCCTACAACTTGTGTTCTAACGGGTCCTGAAGCTGGTAATAATTCTTTATAAGCATGTGCTTGAAATTGTGTAACGGCTTCTGCAAGTAATGGATGAGTCACGCCTGACGCTCCTTGGAAAGGTTTAGTTTGATCTTGGTATCTAAATCCTAAAAGATCTAAACCTTCTACATAAGCCTTTTCCCAATCTTGTCTTGAATCTCTATCTTGTTTGTATTCTGTAATTAAACTATTTGCTAATTTGTTTAACATTTTTTTATCCATATCTTCTGCAAGGTTACGGAAAAAATCTTCTTGTTGTGGTTGTTGTTCTACTGGTGGTTCTTGTCCTTCTATTTGAACATTTACAGGTTCTGCTGGAACAGACATATCTGTTTGATTTTCTGAAGGTGCTACTTCACCTGTAGGTAAATTAGGTATTTCTGTATTATCCTCTATTGCCATAACTAAAACCTTTTATACTAAATCTTATTAAAGTAAATCCTTAATATAGTCTTTACCCTTTGTAATCTCTACTGTACCACCATGATTGAAATTCCTATTAAAACCAATAGAAACTTTTTTACCAGAATCATCTTTGCTTGCCGTAATTCCGACTTTAGTGTTTTCATCTATATCATAACCAACATTGCCTGAATATTCGTCTTTTGATTTTGTTTCTACTCCTGCACTAAAAGAACCTTTTTTACCTTCTGCATATAAAAACTTTTTTTTATCTTGATAGTCATATCCGACTCCAGCACCTATTCTAGAATCGTTTTTTGGATCTCTTTGTTCACCTTCTGTTAAATTAAGGTCTTCATAATATCCAATTCTTGCTTTACCTTTTCCTGTTTTTTCTTCTATTGGACCTAAAATCTTATCTAATGTAGAAGGCATGTTAATATAATTTAGTTGGTCTATGTTTAGCTAATTTATTTCCTTTTGCTAAAACTTCTCCGCCTTCTTTTGCATTAAATATTTTTTTAAGAAGATTATCAGCATCTCCTTTTCCATATGTATTAGCATTAACATCTGCTCCAGAAAATTGAGCTGTTCTAGGTTGGTTAATATCTGCTGGTGTTCCAGTTCCGCCTTGTCCAGAAAATGGAACAGCTCTTGGTTGATTAATGTTTACGTATCTAGGTGAATTATTTAAATCATTATTTGTAGATGTAGCTGGTGAATTGTTTTTCATTAGTTCAGCTATTTTTGCTACTAAACCATTTGACATTAATCCCATGATTATCTCCTACTTAATTAAATCTTTAATATAATCGTGACCTTTAAGAACTTCTACTTCTCCACCATGACTTAAAGTAGCTTTAGGTTGAATAACATTTGTATTATCTGCACCATACATTTGATTAGCTAATACTTTAGGATCTGTTACTGTTCCCATTGGTTGGCCTTCTGGGCTAACTGTTTTTGATTCTTTCTTTTTACCAAAAATTTCTCCTGGTAATATTCCAAATACTATATCTTCTAAACTCATGTTTATCTCCTATTTAATTAAATCTTTAATATAGCTTTCGCCTTTTTCAATAGTTATATCCCCACCAGTTTTATAAGTTCCTGTTTGATAAGGAGTTTGTTTTAATGCACTATAAGCTTCTGGAGATCTTCCACCTGAAATATAAGGTTTAGTTATGTTAGTTGAAGGAATTACATTTCCTAATTGGTCTACATCAGATAATACAGATTCAATTCTGTCTCTATCTCTTTGTGGATCATAATAAGTTGGTTCTTTAGTATTTCCAAAAAATCCTCTTGGAGGAATTGCATCTTCTTTTGGATGCATCTTATCAAACATCTCTTGAGATGGAATTTGAGATTTTCTTCCTTTTGAATCTGTATAAATAGGACCTGCGTCTCTTATACCATCATCAATATTATAGTCTGATTTTTTTCTTTTTTTTTCAGACATACTATGACATCTTTGCTGGTCTGAATCCTTTTATAGCAACTCCAGTACCTTTAACTTCTCCGCCTTTGGCTAATGCAACACCCATAGCATCTCTTTTAGATTCCATGATTGCTCCACCACCTCTAAGGGCTTCGCCCATAGTAGAAGCTTTGCTAGCCATGATTGCTCCACCACCACGTTTAGCGTCTGTTTCAGATGCTTCCATTTTAGCGTAAGACTCTGGTGATACTTTTCCAGATTTAATATCTTTTGCTTGTTTAGATAAACTTTTTAATTCTTCGCCTTCGTGTCCTTCAGCTTTTTCAGATTTAACAAATTCTGCTTCTGAAGTTTTTCCAGACTTAACTGATTTAGCTTCCGCTAATTCTTCTCCGTACGTTTCTTTTCCGCCGAATAATTTTTTACTTTTAGCCATGTGGCCTCCTGTTGTTTTTTTAGACAAACCTGCTTCTGACAATGCAATAGCCACAGCTTGTTTAGGGTTAGTTACTTTTTTACCAGAAGAAGATTTAAGTTCGCCAGATTTGAATTCTTTCATTACCTTCTTAACTTTGAATCCACTTTTCTGTCTATTCATATCTACCTCTAATAATATTTATATTCTTTAGGCGGTCTATCTTCTTCCACATAATCTCTATATGTACTAATAAAACTACCTTTTCGGTATCTTAACACAGCTTGGGTCATACTATCAACATAGTCATCATATTGACCATGGGGGAAAGCTGCACATTCCTCAATAACGTCTGTAGCGAACTTTTCTCCTTTTGGATAGAATACATTACCAGATTCAAACATAGGAGCACACGCATTTACCCTAGTAAATTTGTCATTTCCCTTAGTAGGTACAAAGTCTACAGCTGGAATACCTGCTCGTCTAAACTCCTGTAGTAAAGGTTGTCCAGAAGCTTTAGCTTCAATTAGTACTGTTTCAGGTTCCCAATATTTATAAGAATCAAAAGCAACATTCTTAAGTTCTGGAAAATCATATTTACCTTTAATGGCATCTAATAGGATAATAGCAAAAGGACCGTCCTCTCTTGGTTGAAATATACCCCATGTAGTAATAGCAGAATAATCGGCAGTTTCTTTTTTACTAAATGCAGTATCATAACTTTGAATGACATGATGTAAATTTGGTATATGTTCATGTTTCCATTCTTGCCACCATTCTCGTTTTATAATTGCACCTTCTTCAGATGTAGGATTCTGCATATATTGAGCCGACCAGTTCCTAATGCTTAATGAAGCTTTTACTTTTTCTAATTCTTCTAGGTTCCAATATTCAGGCCAAACTGGTTTCCCTGAATTTAAAATTGCTGGAAATGAAATTAATTTCCACTTGTCTGCTTTTGGTTCTGTTTGAGACTTAAGTAATCTGCCAGTCAAATCATCTTCTGCCCATCTAGTCATAACTAACAATATGGAACCCCCTGGTTGTAAACGTTGTCTGGGTCCTGATAAATACCATTCATAACTTCTCTCCATTGCAGTATTAGACAATGAGTCTTGTTCAGTATGAGGGTCATCAATAATTAATAAATCTGCACCACGACCAGTAATGGAACCACCAACACCCGCAGCATAATACTCGCCACCATGATTAGTTTCCCAACGACCTTTTGCTTTTGAGTCTTCTCTGAGCCTTACATCACCAAAGATTTGTTTATACTGTGGTGAATCAATTAAGTTACGAACCTTACTACCAAATCTTCCTGATAACTCTGCATTGTGTGAAACTTGCATTAATTTCATCTTTGGGAACTTCCCTATCATCCAAGCAGGAAAATAGATTGATGCAAACTCAGATTTAGTATGCCTAGGGGGCATGTTTATAATGAGTCTTCCTTTTTTCTCACTTGCTATCTTAGTAAACTCATTAGCGATAATCTGGTGATGTCCCCAACGAGCCTTATTTGTTTCTTTACGACAAATGAAGTCAGGCCACATCTCTTGAACGAAATACAAGAAGTTGTCTTGGCACAACTTAATATGCTCAATCCAAGCCCTCTCTACTCGGTCTCTTAACTGATCAGTTGTTAATATATCAAAGTTACTTGTTTCCATTTCAAAATCAACCATAGTGTATGTGTAAGTTCTGCGCAATAGCCCTTTCTGTAGGTACCATATTTATTAAAATCCCCTATTAAGTTGTTCATTTTAACTTTTTAGAGCTGCTAGTTAAATGAACCTTAGAAGCCAGGCACACGGCCCAAGCACAACTATAGGTTGATTATATCATATAATATCATTAGTGATAATTAAATGTTATCGGTACTAATCAAGCAATCATTGGTTGAATACATAGTCCAGTACCTTGGTCATACCTTGGCTATCATATGTGGTGGACAACACTTCACGGACCAACCTACTCGGCTCTTCTATCCTATAGAGTTTGAGAGCTCTGTCCTTGACCCCTCTATTGCGAATACCATTCAATACATATACACTACCACCATTACGTTGGTGGTTAACTATCCAATTGATTTGGTAACCTGATAAACCTAAATTCCTGAGGTTATTTGATTTAAGTTCTATCCACACAGACTTACCTGCTTTACATAAGTAAAGGTCAGGAACACCTCTCTGAGTATATGTTTCAATCCTTAGTATTGTTGCATTATTTAATACTGAACGAATCAAGTTATATATTTTACTTTCATTAGTCTTACTCATGTCAGTACAACCAATAGTATATATTTATGTTGTCAGCAAGTCGTTGTTTTTATGTACTTTTTTCTTTGTGGATAAGTCAGGTATTTGCGTTATTTTATTGTATTACATCACATACATGATAGACATTTGTTATTAAACAAACAAAGGAGAAACTATGGAATACGTATTAATATATACAAAGAACAATGACAACACAGTTAAATCTTATGTATTTAAATGCAAAGATTTATTTGAGTTATATTCTAAAGTAAGAAAGTTTTGTTCTACTAAAATGATATATGAAGACGATATACTTGAGATTAAACAATGCTAAGGCATTTAGATTTATTCTCAGGAATAGGTGGATTTAGTTTAGGTTTAGAATCAACTGGTTTTTTTAAAACAATTGGTTTTGTAGAAAAAGATAAACACTGCCAACAAGTATTAAAAAAACATTGGAACAACATTAACATTGAGGAGGATATAAGGAATGTCAAAGGAGAAAGATATAAAACAGATGTCATTACTGGAGGATTTCCCTGCCAACCATTCAGTGTCGCAGGTAAAAGAAAAGGAACAGATGACGATAGATATTTGTGGGACGAAATGTTTAGAGTTATTAGAGAAACGAAACCAAGGTGGGTTATTGGAGAAAATGTTGACGGAATTATTAATATCAACAACGGATTGGTACTCAGACAGGTGCAAACTGATTTGGAAAACGAGGGTTTCCAAGTCCAATGTCTTGTTATTCCAGCTGCAGGCATCGGTGCTTGGCACATGCGAAAACGAGTTTGGATTATATGCAACTCCAAACACAATGGATTGTCTTCCACCAAGATCAGAACAAGCAACAATAAAACAAATGACAACTGCAAGGAAAGGCAGAACCAAACCTGCGAACTTGAGGGAACAAGTAGATCAAAAGACAATGGCAATGTATGGTTGGATGTATCCAACTCCAACAACACAGGAGATAGAACACCCCAAAATGATATTAACGAAAACAGGAAGAAGATTGACGAAAGACGGAAAGAATTCACACAGTCTCAATTTAGCCGACACAGTGAAAATGTATCCCACTCCTGCAGCTTCGAACTCAATGGACGTAATAATGCCTGCAGAACTGGTGACACAGAACAGTACAGGGTGGACAGTGACCAGAAAGAAGAGTGGAACAAAATTTGGAGCGAAGTTGAACGATGTAGTAAACAAGGTACACGAAGGACATGGTGGCAGATTGAATCCGAACTTTGTGGAATTCCTAATGGGGTATCCACAGAACTTCACAAAGATAGAACACAACGATTAAAAATGTTAGGCAATTCTATTGTACCACAAATAGCAAGACAATTGGGTTTAGCAATAATGAAAGCTGAAAATGGAAATTAAATTTGAAAGACATTGGTGTATGCCAAGTCATAAAACATTTACTATTAAACCATTTAAGGAATTAATAGCTGCAGAACTAGGAACTAATTATATAGATCCTTTTCCATATCCATTTAAACAAGATGCAATTGATTACCTTAAAACAATATCTGACAATTCAGTTAATAGTTTGGTCTTTGATCCCCCTTATTCACAAAGACAATTAAAAGAAAAATATCATAGTAATGGTATATCTTTTGAACATCCAATGAATGCTTCTTATTGGTCTAAATGTAAATCTGAAATTTCAAGAATAGTTAAATCCTCAGGTAAAGTTATTTCATTTGGTTGGAATAGTGGAGGGATTGGAGAAAAATATGGTTTTAAAATTACTAGAATTGTATTGGTAGCACATGGTGGACAACATAACGATACAATAGCAACAGTAGAGGTAAAACAATGACAACAACTTGGATAATAGTGATAGGCTTAATTATATCTTTAATTTTAGTTAAGCTGCATACAACAATGAACGACAAAAAAAGAAACGAATTGAGTGATAAATTATATGACTCAATACAAACAACTAAGAAAGGAAAGAACAATGGCAAGTAGGAAAGAAACAAGTAATTATGATTTTACAGGTCATAAAACTATAACTGTTAGCAAACAAGATTATGAAGCTTTAAGGCATTTGTCTAACACTATGTATGATATACCAATAAGTTATGGCAAGACTATTAAAGGTTTATTAAATTTCTATAACGAATATTTACAATTTAGAAAGAAAAAAGATTAAATCTTTTTAATAGATATTATTACAGAGTTTGGAATTATAGTAGTATTGGCTAAATCTTCTATATCGTCTTTGTTGCCGTTTTTAATATTATAATCGCCAAATATTCTAGTAATGCCATTCTTTTGTGTTAACAAATGGCCTTTGGTTACACATACTGCTAATTTTGTTTTTAAAAATTCGTCTATTTCCTGCCAACCAGAATCACTAACAATATCGTGCCAAGTAACTTCCACTAAAGGATAACGCTTTAAATCGCCTTTTTGTCCTTTACTTATTTTTATTTTTTTCTTCATGTATTTTTACCTCTACACTACCAACACTGGAATTTAAATGTTTATTATGTACCTTATTAAAAGTAATAATAAAACTATTCCAATCACTCTTCTGGAGTAATTGTTTCAGCTTGGATGTCAATGATTTTTTTGTTTGCATTCATTTTACCTTCTAACTCAGATAATCTTTTTTCAAGCTGTTCTCTGTTCATACCTTCAATACCAGTATGATTAATTTCTTTACGATCTACAAAAAATCCTGCCATTTGTCCTGCTCTAAATTCTGCGTTCACTGCAGTGTTCAATTGATTTTTTTCTTCTGCTTTGTTTCTTAGTCTTTCAAAAACTTTATAAGTACGCAACTTATCTTTTTCATATCTATTTAATTCCTGAGATAATCTTTTTTCTAAGTATCTACAAACATGTGGATTTAATTCTGGATTAGTTAATCTAGACGCAGTCTCGTGTGGTTTTTTATTTGGATCTTTTGTTGTGTATCCTGCTTTAATACAAGCATCTACTTTTGATATCTGCCCCCAATTATCAACTAATATATCAACAAAATTTCTTTGCTTTGCAGTGAGCTCACTGGTTAATTTAACAACATTTTTTCTTCTTGTCATATTGACCTAATAATATTCCATTTATTAAATTTATTCTATACCAATATACTAAATCATTGATTTATATAACTATTTTGTTAAATAGGACAATGTTGCGAACTAAATGTTAAATAAGCCACATAGTTGTAACCCTTTTCCCAGAAATTTAAAACTAGGACAAGGAAATACGCCACTTTTCCCAGAAATAATTATCGGAAATGCACTTCTGGGAAAGAATAACCCTTGGTATTAAACACTATTCCCAGTTTCCCAGACTTTTCCCTATACAAAAATAATTTTTAAAAATGTTTTTGTATATATAGGGGTTTAAATCAGGAATCTGGGAAAACTCGCACCAATTGTAGCTTATTTCTTCCCAGAGATTTTTGTAATTTGACCACTTCTGGGAAAACCCACATAAACATTGACTTTTCTAAACAAAGTCTGGGAAAAACCATATAAATCAATGACTTATTACTAATAGTTAAAGTAACTTTTACAAAAAAGACATATAAATCAATGACTTAATTCATTTTTACCAAAAAAGACATATAAATCAATGAGTTACCGTGATCCGTGATCTTTGTCGCCACAATCTAGACCCTCAAAACTAGCCCAACCCAAAAAAGTTAGTTATCGGAAATGCAGTTATCAAACACACACGCTTCAAGGACCTATTGTACTTATCCACAAGCACATACAACCTATAGTGGTGTATTAAGAACATATTAAAAACGAATCATAAACAAATAAGCATAAAAAATAAAAATTATATAAAACAATATCTTATCCACACACTCAAAAATTTTCTTGTTTTAGATACCGAATCATTTATTTTAATTAAAAACTAACAATGGAGAAAACTATGAAAAGAAAAATAGAAATAACTAACAAGTGGGAAGACACATTAGTTATGTACCTTCAAATATTTAATTCTTTAAATGAAGAAGGAAAAAAATCTGCAATTGCAGAAATGAGAAGAGTAGGTAAATATTTAGATAACCAAAACAAAGGAAAATAAAACTATGTTTAATGAACTACACAGAGCAAAAGATTATTTTAAATCTTTTAGCGAAAAACGATTAAAAGATGAATTAGACTTATATTCATGTCTTAATTCTAAAACATTACAGGAAAGTGTTTTTGAAAAAATAATCAAAGAAGAACTACAAAGAAGAAAAGTTAATTAATGAAAAAATCTTCTGCATTAGCGTATGTAGGTTTCAATGAACGTGGAGATAGGGAGAAAGATGATTTCTACCCTACTCCAGATTCTGCAACCCAAGCTTTATTAGATAGAGTAAAACTAAAAGGCAATGTGTGGGAACCTGCATGTGGAAATGGTGCAATGTCCAAAGTTTTAATTAACAATGGATATGATGTTTATTCTAGTGATTTAATAAACAGAGGTTATGGAGAGACTGGAATAGATTTTTTAAAATCTAATAGAGGTGCAGACAATATAGTAACTAATCCACCTTTTAATTTATCTTTAGAGTTTACTTTAAAAGCATTAGAACTGGCTAATGATAAGGTTATTATGCTATCTAAAATAAGCTATTTAGAGGGAATTAAACGCAGAGAACAGTTATTTAACCTAAAGAAATTAAAGCAAGTATTAGTATTTAGCAGACGAGTTCCATTCAAGAAACAAAGTACTAATACACTTGCAGGAGGTTTAATGGCTTTTGGTTGGTTTGTTTATGATATTAATTATAATGGTTTGCCTACAATAGATTGGATATGACATATACAATATTTAAGATAAGTTATTTTACAGTAGTGTTGTTACTAATATATTGGGACATGAGAGGTAATAATGGCTAAAGCATTTGTAATAGGAAAGAAAGATTTATCTTTTGGTATCTATGTAAACATTGATGATTTATTCAATGAAATAAATAACAAGAAGATAAAGCCTAGTGACTTTTATTTCTTTACAAATGAGAAAAAAGCATTAGATTTTCAAGAACAACTAATAAACAGAAAGAGGATCAAATGAGACATGTAAGCGAGATAATAAACTACTTAGAAGAACAAATTGCAGACTTTGAAATGGCAGTTGAACAACACCATTATGTAACTAAGACAGATGAAATAAGATACAGAATGGCACAGGAGCTGCTACACTTCACTTTACAAACAACCCATCACATTAAGTATGATGCAAAGGTCCGTGATCCGAGCATGCAGAACATTGTATCAATCACACACGACACAAAAGCCTTTGGGAGACATTCATGAGCGATGATAGATACGTAAAGTTAGTAGAAGCATTTGAAGCAGAAGGTTATTCTTATGCAGAAGCATGTAAACTTGCTTATGAGGAATTCACTGAGGGTAATGATCCAATCTTAAGCGATGAAGATGAACAACAAGCACTAGCAGAAATAGAATATGAAAAACAACAAAAGGAAAAACAATGACTAGTAAGTTTTTAAAAGAAGTAAAGAAACTATTAATATCCTATCGTAAAAAATATGATGCCATGGGTAATAAAAGGAAAAAAAATGCAAGATCCTAGTGTCTATGAACTAGCAAACCAATTGTACCTTTACTTTATAGAGTATTTAGATATAAAAGATAAATGTATTGTTAAAACAGATGACTATAGTGAAAATACTGATTTAGGCAGAGAAATATATTACATGATTGAAGAAGAGATTATAAAAAATATTATGAAACCCCAAAAAGAAGATTGGCGTTTATTAGGAGATTTAGATATAAAAGATCGTATAAAAGAATATGTTAAAGAATATAACAGAAAGAAACTTAATTAATGACTGATAAAAAACAAGTAGATGTTTTAAGACAAGCTTATTTAGTAAACTTATATAACACTGTGCTTAAAATAGTTAAACAAATGTTAGATGATGGTGTGGACCCAGAAATGTTGGCATCAACACTCGTGGCACAAGGCTTAAGACTTTACAAAGGAACTCTTGATGAAAAGACATTTCAAGACACTATACAAGTTATTGTTAAAAACTCTAAAGACTTAAGTATCAAACCTTTATTTGAACCAAAGCCTCCTGAACCACCTAAAGAGGACAAAGTAAATTAATGGAAGCAATAGATCAAATCGTACATGGCATATTAATATTTATAATGATCGCAATCATATTCTAATGATTGAGTTATTGTTTGAATTAGGTATGGCAGGAATAGTTTCAATAATGGTACTTGCAGCTATTTATTTTATTGCATTAAAATAATATTTGACAAATAGTTAATAATAACTATATTTCAATTACTGGCTTTTTTCATAGTTTAGCCAGGCATCGTTTAGGTACGATATAAAACATACCTTATAAAGTTACTTCACAAACAATGGAGGGATTAGCTAACACACCTAATCCCTTCTTAAATTAAATGGATATATTTTTAAGAATAGATTTTTGGATTACATTAAGTTGGGCCATATTTGTTATATGGCTAACTTGGTTAAGCTGTAAAAAGTAGTATAATATTAATACTATGGACATAACTATAGTATTGCTAACTTTAGGTTGGCTTATTTTAATATTTTTTTTAATTTGGCTAGACCGTTAAGCCTAGCCAATTAGATTCTTCCTCGTTGTAAGGCATCATTTATTAAATTTATAAATAAAATATAAAGTTACAATTAAACCAATTATAAAAATTAATGTTAATTGGGAAACTATACTCATTATTTAACTTCTATTTTAAGGCCTTCAATTTCTTTTGGTTCATTATAACCAAATTTAATTTTAAGTAGTCCGTCTTTCATTTCGGCTTCATCTACGATTACATCTTTAGCTAATTCAAACTGTTTAAAGAATTGTCTAAATGCTAAACCTTTTTGAACGTAATCTACGTCTTTGTCATCTACTTTACCCTCAACAGTTAAGATACCGTCTTTAACTTCAACAAGAACATCTTGTTTATTGTAT